CCATAATCTTGCGTCCAGCTTATGTGGTCTTCGTCTTTAAGCCATACACACCCGTAATAAGTCTTTGTTTCGGGCATATACACCACACCTTCTGCCACTTCTACGTCATCATTAGGTGAGTTTTTGATTAAATCAGCACATTTTTGTGATGGTTTAAAACCAACCCAGTGTCTTTCTAGGTTTCTCGCTTTTAATTTAAACCTTCGCCAATGTGTTTCAATGCTTCCAAACGGGCCTTCTTCATACGCTAAACCTTTTTGCGGAATAGCGTTAAATACCAAAGGCATATTATCGTCATCTTCCTCATCAACCCTTAACGTGCCTGTGCCTACCAATAACTCCAAGGCTAACTCAAAAAACTGCGTAGCAAAGTTGCTTCTGTTTATATAATCAAACACAATAACCGCTTGTTCTTCAAGGCTTGCCCGTACTTGTTCTTCTGAAACGTCTACTTCTGGGGAGTTTAATAGCTGTAATACTTGATTAGATGGAGCAAATGTAACCCAACGCGTCCAAATAGGTGCAATGTTTTCCTGCAACTTAGACGCACCTTGCTGGATAGCTTCTAATGCTGTCGAGTCAAAGATTTTTTCCATCTTGTTCTGCCCCTGACGATTGTTGTCGAACAGGTTTCGATTAGGCAGAAAATACTCGTAAACATCTTCTAATAAACTATGCCAATACATGGTTGTTTCAAACGCTTTAGCTTCCCTGCGTTTGAGGTCATTTAATGAGCCTAGCTCTTTAGGAAGTTTCATGCTTGACGATTACCACTTGGGACATTAATAGATCCACCACCAAACATCGATGGCAAACTGTATGATCTATTTTTAATTGGCCCTGCTTTTCGGGTTGATTTAGCGCCCATAGGCGTTGCCGACGCAAGCATAGACCGTGTTCCCAATCCTCCTCTAGCTACCGCTTTAAGACGCTTCTCTTCTTCTTCAATCTCTTTATCTAATGACGCTTTCTGTCTGGCGGTCATTGCTAGTTCTTCAGCAGTTGGCTCTGGCGGTTTAGGGGCTTTTGGTTTCATAAATCCCATTATGCTTCCTCACATATTTATATAACTGATAGGGCGTTAATATAAACGGATTGTCAATTCCTAACAACTGTTTTGCCAATCCAGTACAGGTATTGAGCATAAACAGACTCTTAACAGGCGGTCTTTGCTCAAATTTTAACAATTTATAGGACTTGCCTATTATAAGATTCTTCCATAAAGCTAATTCTACCTTGTCATGCTGTCGTGATACAACCATATACACGCCTTTCTCAGGCTTTACTATAAAACAATGCCGTATCTCCTTGTTTAAAAAGCGACTCCACCAATGCCCATCATCATCTGTAAAAAAAATATATAGCTCAGAAGACATTAACAGCTACTTTTGCGGTAACAGGTTTGGTAAATCCACTCCTTCTCAGGGCTTGACGGCCTTCTCCTTCACCTTGTAAAGCATATTCAAGTGCTTCTACAGGGTGTGAGTATTCATTTTTATCAGGTTCATCAGTATATCGTTCATTTGATACCTGTACTCTACGATAACAGAAGCCACCTTGTAGACCTTTACGGATCATTGAGGCTTTTGGTAGTACAGTAAAGCGTGGTTTACCATCCATACACATCTCTTTCATAGGCACTTCTAGTGCAGCCCTACGCTTTAGAGGGTCATTAGACTGCGTAGGATGACAGGGTATTCCTGCTGCACGAATTATTTGGAATGGTGTATCAGAATTAGCCTGATTTTTATTATTACCTGACGGGTCACCCCAACCTTTAAACGTACAGTTAGGGTAATGTTCTTCAATGTAGCGTTTTAACGTAGGCGCAAAGTCTACAGCACCACTATCCGTACACACCAGTTCATCAAAACAAACCCATCGTCCTATAGGTGTACGTTGAATAAAGGCACAGGCTGGTGTTCGTCCAAAGTCAAAGCCTAAAACAATAGGAATGTCTTTATCTGGTTTAAAATCTAAGTGCTGACAGTGTACTGAATCAGTATACATGGGGTGTACAGGTTTACCATTGGATACAAAGCCGTATTCGTTTGCCAGATTAACCTTTATCCAATCATTATCCTTACCGTTCATACCCCTTTTGTAGTAATCAGATGGTAGGTTTATCAGGTTTTCGGCATTATCATTTAACTTCCAACGCTCACCATCTTTAAAAACACCACCAGCCTGACGATAAAACGCCCATCCTTCGGGCCTTTCTATCTCAGCAATCTTAAAATACCAATGATCTTCATCAGGTGCGTTAGTATCACCAATAATGCCATGATGCGTGGGTCTACCACCTTCCTTATTCGATGGGTATCTACCATGTCTCAGGTCTAACATATCCAAAACAGCCTTGGAATGCTCCTTAACCTCGTTTAACCATACCCATGTAGTCTGTATACCCCTAGCCTTCTTAACGTGTTCTGGTCTATCAAAGGCTATAAATACAACGTCACAATGTACTTGTGTGCCATCCTCTAAATTAAACCGCAAAAAGTGTGTAGGGGGTTCCTTATTGCCCTGCTTGAAGTCTCCTAACTCACCATGTATCTCCAACCAATCCTTAATCGTAGTAGAAAATAACTCACTATACGTGTTCCTAGCTGCTATAATACGAGATAAGCGTACACCATAATTCTTATGGTCTTGTTGCATTACAGGCTCTTGTTCGCACATCAAATCAAAGAGTTTAAGAATACATTGAACAGTCTTACCAGAACCTAATGGCCCCATGATAAAAGAGTTCCTTGACCGACAATCATTAAAGTCCTGCAAGACAGCACCTTGAGGCATAAGATTATATTCTACATTCATTCAATATCACCCTTCCTAACCAAACGTAACTTGGGGCCTTCTAAAAACGCATCAACCTCATCAATGTAAACCTGTGACGGAAACGTAATCGTTACACTGCATAAACAAGCAGAACACGTATATACCGATATATGATCTACATTGCGACTGTCATCTCTATAATCAATCCAACCATCACCAGTATCCTCGTGACAGACATAACATCTCACTTCTTAAATATCCTGTCGTAATTGGCCCTAAAAGCCTCTCTCCCTGCCTTTGTGTTCTTTCGGGCATGACTACCTTTCCCACCATTCTTCTCAGGGAAATGGCGTTCTATGTCCTTCTTAGGCAGTTTGTGGATATGACCTTTCATTTAATTTTTTTTTGAGGTGGAGGTATATATATATGTGTGTCGCGGCCCTCGATGGGGGGTGCCTCCTCTAAAGCCGTGCTATCACTGGCCTGTAGCCCGACCGCACCCCTGCCATTAATGACCTTTTCGGGCGCTGCATCGTATCTTTTGCGTATCACTGAGACTGTCAGGCCATCATCGGACTTGACTTCCACCGCCTTGAGTTTGGGGGTGACGAATTCCCCCACTGCTACCCATGCAGCCAAGGCGCTCTTATGATCCTCTATCGCATCGGATTCAATAGCCATCTGATCGATTGAGTGAGCGCGTTCCGCAGCTTTTATTATGGGATCGAATTGTTCCCCGAACATATCTTGCAAACGCTTCAACAAAAACGCTTTCTGTTTGTTGGGAGATCCTAAACGAGACGGCATAAGAGAACACTTTGTAAATAAGACAATAAAGCTATTATATTTTTCTGCACACAAAACACAACTAAATGCGTCATATATAAATAAATCATTGACACTTGCAAAGATAAAGATTATATTCGTATTTCATTCATTAGATAAAAGAGAAATTCGACATGCACATTATAGTTAACATCAAAAACAACTACGGCACTCGTGCCATTTATCCAGTATGCGCCAAAGCCCGAAACTTTGCTGCCATTGCTGGCACTGTCACCCTCACTGACTCAGCGATAAGAAATATTAAATTGCTGGGTTACACCATCAATGTCGAAACTCAAACCATTTAATTAGATAAAAGGATAATTAGACATGAAAAAGAAATTTAAAAAGAAAGGCGGTGGCGTTACTGACACTGCGGTAATCATGCAGACCATCACCGATACGGTTATCAATAACCTTGAGCAATGTACTGGTAAATGGAGCAAACCTTGGAAAAGCATTGCAGACGGTTCAGCGCCTTATAACGCCATCACTGGCCGACCTTATCAAGGCATTAATTGGCTTATTTTGGCATCAGCGCCCTACCGGTCACCCGTTTGGCTATCCTACAAACAAGCTCAAGATTTAGGTGGTTACGTCAAGAAAGGCGAGAAAGCAACGGGCATCACACTCTTTAAGATCATCGAGAAGGAGACTGTTAAGTCTGACGGCACAAAAGAAAAGAACGCCTTCCCATTACTTCGCGGATTCCCAGTATACAACGCTGAACAGTGCGAGAATCTCGACAAGCTAAAAGTGCGCGAGATTGTTAAAACTGATGTATGCAACGGCAACGCTAACGTTCTCTCTCAACTCCTCAATATTGACTTACAACATGGCGGTGATAGAGCGTGTTACATTCCATCTATCGATACGATCAAAATGCCCCATCTGCAAGCGTTCAAAACTGAGTCACATTACGAATCTACTCTCTTGCATGAGATCATACACTGGACGGGATCAAAAGACCGTTTAGCACGTTTAAAGAGCGCCCGTTTTGGCTCTCACTCATACGCCTATGAAGAACTAGTAGCAGAACTAGGGAGCGCAATGGCTGGCTCTGTTTTGGGTCTACCCTATGAAGGGCTGCAACACGACGAATACATCGATAGCTGGCTCTCCGTCCTCAAGGGTGATACCAAGTTTATCGTGGACGCTGCCAAAGATGCCAAGAAAGCGCTGGACTACATTCTAGAAAATGTTGATATAAATCAGTTGGAAATTGCAGCATAAACTAAACACAAAACACGACCCCCATATGGGGGTCAAACATTACTTAGGAGATTTACACCATGACTAAAATAACAACTTTAGTAAACGAAATAGAGCAGCTCACTGACATTAACGATCATACTGGCGCTGTTTTAAAATTAGCCGAACATCTACAAGCTATTCATTATGTCAGAGAACTACTTGACATTGACTCTGCGCATAACGCTATGGGGCATATGATCCCAACTTTAGCTAATCGCAGAACCGACATCAGAAACAATTTAATTGAAATTATTGCCCGTCAAATCACATCTGATGAAAACATATTAATTCGATCTGCGTTCTAGCTGACGATTGAGGGTGGTTCCCTCATGAAAAGCCCCATACGGGGCTTACTAGATAACCAAACAAAAGGATACAAGATGAAATATTACGACACTACAGAATTGAGCAAAGCTATACGACCTTGTAAGTCTTTCAAAGATGATTGCGTAATCAGGGCCATAACTTACGCTACAACGTTTTTTGTTAGACCCGATGCTAAAAATCTGTCTGCTTCATATCTAAACTGGCGAAATGTATCTCAGCTCCAACTAAAATATGAATCGGTTTTCTGCGAGTTGATGGAATACGCTCATGATTGTGGCGCGTTTCCAAACCACGACAAAGTATGGCAGTCCTATCTTCCGTCAACTGGATGCATAGATCAACCTTATCACGGCTCTTTTGTTCGCCAACGCTGCCCACGAACCCCAGACGGCAAACTAATAAAACTGAGAGACTGGGATTTTGACGGCATAGCCATTGTTAAAAATAGCGGTCATCTTACGTGCGTTAAACATGGCGTTTTGTATGATGACTTTGATTGCCGATATCGACCCGTCAATTCCTACTGGCAATTGGTAACTAACTGTTAAAGAACGGGGGGGCGCAAGCCCCCTAAACATAAGGAATTATAACATGAAAACACTACGAAAAATACACGGTTTTATGACAGGACAACTGCCGATTATTGAGCTATCAGGTTATGAAGTTTTAGGTTCTATTATCGCTGTGCAATTGCTGTTTTTTCTTTTAGCAGCTATGCTCTTCATACTTCCCTGTCTAGATGGGATTTGTTAGGCAACGGTTTTCCTATCCGTCATGACACGCTGCTGGTGGCGTGGCCTAATCACCAGCAATCATTTGTTTTATTTCTGCGGCCCAATCTTTAACCTCTACCTCCTCGACCTTCACATCTACCAAAGTAAAATGCTCGACAGAATAATGGCAAAGAATCTCGACATCTTCGTAGTCTCTCCGATTGTCTCCCGTCCTCCCTCCAACAGCTATAAAATCAGGTTTAACAGCAAAATCTATAAACCCCACAGCATCAGTCCACTGAACGAGAAAAACGCTTGTAACGCCCGTGCAATCGCTCAGAGATAATGCTTTCTCCCTCTTGCTAACACTGCATATCATTGTGGGGTATTTTTTAATCGAGTTATTACGACATCTCACCTCGCATAATGATATAACTCGCCCATGTCTTGACAGTGCAAAATCCAGTCTGTACGACAATGGCAGTTTGAAGTAATCGCACTGCCATATTTTTGCAACCGACGACATGACCTCACCTTCTTTCGACAGGTCTTCAGAGGTCTCATATAACGGCCTAGAATGGAATCGGGTCATCTTTAAAATCTTGCTCTTCAGCTTGCTCTAACTCTTCTGGAGATACCTTATAATCGTTGATCCAATCGGTAGCGTCTTTTTTCTGAACGGGCTTTTCTTTCTTAGCTTCAGTGACGTTCACACGCTCCCTTCCTTCTTGCCAAGTGATCGTAAAATTACCAACAATCGGGGCATACGCTTTTTGTCCTGCTGCGCTGGCCTCGCGCTCTTGCTCTGTCTGAGTGTGCGCAACGAAACCATGATTACCAAAATTGGATAGCTCTGCATCGGGATCAACTCGTAGGGTCAAATCCAACCACCGTCCTTTTTTCCCGTGATAAATTCTTTCCGCATCAATCTTATCTAAATTGATATTAAGTTTTAGTCTTTGCTGCATCTCCTAACCTCTCTATTTCACTAACTAAATTTGAACAAAAAACGTCAAGCTCATTTTCCAATGCTCCAATTAGCTTTTCATCCCTCTCGACCGTAACAAGCAAGGGTGGCAAATCAGGGTGATAACTCAAGAAATCCCAACACGTAAATCCCGTTACTAACATACACCCCTGCACTTGTTGAATATACTTTGTCGGCAGCTTGCCGTCTCGCAAATACTGGACATGAGTCTTAGCGGCTGGACATTTAATTTCTAATCCTTTCTGCCCAACTAGGCCGTCAGGACTGCACCCAAAATGTCTATTTGAGTGCAGCACAAAACCACATTCAATCACATCAACGTTACAAAATAATTCATAGAATATTTTAGCTTCGGGTTCTAGCTCTGTACCTCTCGCCATCGCATCAGTCACATGAAAGGTGGTGGACTTCCTTGTCCACCGTTCGGCAAGCAGTTCATTAAAATATCCCTCACTCTGCGCAGATGGTTTGCCAGTTGTTGTGATGATCTTGTCAAACCGACTAGCTGACGGAACACCACGCCTTAATCTCAACCATTCTTCAGTGCCTTGATCACAATCAAGAATTATCATAACTATACCTTCTGCCTTCTTCTTCTCCATAAAACTGTGGTAGCCATGCTTTTAATTGATAGATTTTTATTAACCGTTGTTGAACTTTTGCATATTCGCAGCTAATTTTAGCAATTTCTTTTTCCGTTACATTTTCCGCGATGTTAATACCAACAGTAGATGAATCCATCCACATTTCAGCTTGACCTATCGCCTCTGCTGCCAACATAGCTGCGGCTTGTCTTGCAGTTAATTTGACTCCGTAACATTTAATCATTTTTTGTCTACATTAAATGTATTTTCCCAATGCTTGTATTGCTCTAACGTCATCGATGACACAGAGCTAACCTTGTAGTATTCGCAAAATTTCTCGTCATCCCTGTCATTATCTTTTAGCCATTTTTTAATCTTATTGACTTGCGTTCTATATAGAATTGGTGGGTGTTGCGCTGGCACATCTTCAATACTCGACTCATTACGCAGCATAAGGCTTTCGGCATCGTCATCGACTTGCGGAATTCCCGTGATACTTGCAAGGGCATAACGTCTGGCATATGTTATCGCTGCCCCTGCTGCTTGTGCGTCTTGCTTTGTAAGCGGCAGCACAAACTCATTCTCTATCCACTCGCCCGAAATATGCATCAATCTAGTACATACACCGACACCATGCTCATCGCTAATAGGAAACTGACAAAAACTAAAACCGTGTTTCGCCAACGGTTCTTTAATCGTTTTAAGCACAGCCGTCAAATCAGCATAGTTGGATTTATAAAATGGATTTTGGGAATCTTTAACTGCACCACCCATTTCTTTTTGTGCTTCCTTCAACGCTGCTGCCAACGCTTTAATCGAATTAGATGTCTTCATCTGCAATCTCCTCCGCTTCAACATATTGCGCAAATTTACTTTCTCGCGTTTTCAAAAACGCAACGTGAGTCCAAAAATCTTCACACTGTTGCTTGGCGTACACTTCCGCGTACCCGTCATAATATTCTTTAGACTGATCCGCTAACGCACGATAATGATTCGATGCGTCACATTCGCCACGCTCTCGATCATTTAAAGTAGTGAAGTCTTCCTTGGGCAATCCTAGCAACTTCTCAATTGCATCAGCGATTGGCATTTCTGTCCATTGTCTCATCTCGTATCTCCTAGTTTTTTGTGATTGACAGTTAACTGTACCACACGCATTTGCAATTCGCAACCCCGTCATGTAAAGTTCCATGTGGAACAAGAGGAATGCATTATGGATATCAACAAATCGCTAGATCATTTTATGAGGGAAACGGGAATGAGCCAAGCTACATTGATGAGGGCATCGGGGTTGGATCAATCAACTATTTCTTTGATAAGGAACAATCACCGAACACCATCACTTCAATCAGTGTCTATGCTTGCTGCTGCGTTTGAAGTACCTGTTTCAGAATTTATTAGAGTAGGAGAAACACATGGAAAAACCACAGTATTACGCGGTGATACCCGCTTCCGTCAGATATTGTAAAGAGTGTTCTGCTAACGCTAAATTGCTTTATGGTGAGGTATCAGCACTGACCAACAAGTATGGTTTTTGTTTCGCCAGCAATCAGCATTTTGCAAATCTTTATGACGTTAGGACAGAGGCGGTCAGCCGTTGGATTTCACAATTGAAAAACGCTGGTCATATTGGCGTGACTTCGATCAAGGTGAGTGCGTCCAGTAATGTACGAGAACGTCGAATAACGATTGTAGTGGATGCGCCAAAAGACAAGGGGGGTATCGATTCCGCGCAAAGACCCCATGCGAAAAAAGTCAAAACCTATAATAGTAAAGAAACTAATACTAAACTTAGTAAGGGTTTTCGCAAACCCACACTTACAGAAGTTGAGGAATATGTTTCGACAAGAGAAGTAGATATTAGCGCAACGAAGTTTTTAAATTATTATGATTCAAATGGATGGCGCGTTGGCAAAACTAAAATGAGCGATTGGAAAGCTGCTGTCAGAACGTGGGTAGAAAATGAAAAAAAGAGGATAGACGATGGAACACGTAACGAAAGTATTAGAAAGACGAGTATTATCGACCGACTCAAAGACCGATCATGGGCTGGTAAGTGATGAGCAAATCAACACAATAAATAGAGTGTTTGGAATTCTTGAAGTCAATTACTCTAACCAATTCTTTGCCGCTTTTCCCAACAAAGAAAAGGTTGATATGGCTAAGAAATTGTGGGCCAGCAAGTTATCCAAATATCCAAGTGATGTTATTTTAAAAGGCACAAACTATATTCTTGAGAACGAACAGTATCTCCCTACGGTTAAACACATCATAGAAGCCTGTAAATCGCTGTATACCGTTAAGAAACTACACCAGCCATACCAACCTATAGGTATCGATCACACGCTGTCTGACGAAGATATAACGGCTAACTTGCAATCGTTAAAAGAACTGTTGCTACAATAATAATCAGGAGTGTTCATGTCTTGTGCAAAACTTAAACGATCTTTAGATGATAAAGCCAAACAATTAAGAAACTATGGGGGTGTCCAAATTACCAGTTCGATGGTTGGATTTTATATGGTTGGTGATCGACAATATGACTCTGCTACTCCCAAAGCGTTTAGAACTAACTTCGATAGATTTCTCAAAAAACAAATGCATAAAAAGGGATATAGCCCCCCACTGCAAAGAGGGTGGGTTAATTTGGATGAAGTATATGGATATTACGATGATGTTTGCGAGTATACGGGATTACCGCAATCACTTATTTTCGATGAGGAAAAAAAAGTAGTGAGGTGATTTATGGGCGAGATGTGGTTTGTTGGAAATGAGCTAGGTAAAAAGGAATTTAAAAAACACGTTGATGTTTTGTTTGAGAAGCATAAACAAGTAACGTTTCGTTGGAACACTGGGAAAACCAGAACCACCAAACAACAAGCAGCAATGCAAGTATATTTTAGAGAAGCAGCAAAGATTTTAAACGAGCATGGGATATACCAACAAACAACAAGTCGTTTTCAAAGCACCACACTTGAAGTGCCTTGGACTGAACATAGTTTTAAAGAGTTTTGGCGGTCTATCCAGATTACTATGTTTAACATTAAATCAACTAAAGATTTGCAGAGCGAACAAGTGTCTCAAGTTTACGATGTAATAAACAAAGGTATATCAGAAAGAGTAGGACTGCATATCCCCTTTCCACATAAGGAATTAGTAAATGAAACGTGAAGCGTGTGACCAATGGATGTCTAAAGTTGTTAGATTAAAAGCCAAACATACGTGTGAAGCCTGTGGAAACATGGATAGGCAGATGCACAACTGTCATGTCTTTTCTAGGAGCCGAAAAGCTACACGATGGAGCCTGTACAATACTCTTTGTATGTGTTCATACTGCCATATGCACTATACAGGAAACCCTATTGAGTTTACTCAATTCCTAAACAAATATTTAGGGCCAGCGCATCTTGAAATACTACAAGAAAAAAGTAATGCGCTAATGAAAACCACTAAAGCGTTGCGTAAAGAAATAGGCCAACACTATAAAGAAGAATATAAAAAGTTAGAAGCTAATCCAGACTATGAACCTGTAAGCTGGAACTAATTACTTTTTGTTTTTCTTTTTAGGTGGTCTGCCTTTTTTTGTACCGTATGTTCCTTTTCCTTGAGGCATTATTTTTTCATCCTTTTTTTAAATCCACGTTTCATATTAGCATATGCTTCTGGAGTAATAGTTGATTTCTTTTTACTCCTGCTAATACCTTTCTTTTTTCGTTGATTCATATTGTAGTACAAACCTTTCATATATCACCACTTTGTTCTGTTTGCCCAATACGCAGCAGACATTTTACCACGCGCTATATTCTTACGATGCCTAGCTTTAAACGAACGTGAACGTGCCGTATTTTGTCTATCACCTGTTACACCTTGTTGCCCAAATCGAATAGTCTTTTGTTTACCACCATCACTAGCCACAACAACATGGCTTTTTGTTGGATGATTTGGTGTGCGTTTAGGCTTGTTAACCCCCGATACACCAATTCGTTTTAATAAACTTTTCTTTTCTGCCATTACATGATACCTTTACCAAGCATATTATTCCCTCCATTGATTGCCCCTTCGGGGGCTTTTTTATTGGTACTTTCCATAACGAATCATGTTAGTTAATTCTTCTGCACGTTTACCAACCTGTGATGCCCACCTAGATTTCATAAACTCATTAGCAGCAAGGTGGTAATCTCTGTCATGCATAGCTTGCAAGGCGTTAGTAAACTTTCGTAATACTGTTTGTCCAAGGTTAAAACTTATATCAATCATAGCATCTCTGCGTACATCATCAAGGTTATTAAACCACTCATACTCGTCAGATAACTCACCAATAACTCTGAATATATCATTCATTAGCATCTGGTCTATTTCACCATCGGTAAGTCCTATACCGGAATCTGATATGTTGCGTCCAACACCAATTGTTTCAAATCCATTAGAGCATTTATAAACGTGTTTTCGTACACCTTCATGTTTGCGTAACATTATTTTAAGTTGATTAAAACGTGTCATTTGCCAACACCTTTTATTCGCTCATAACTTCTACCGCCCGACAATCCCAACATACCCAAAAGAATGGGCATCATAACTGACGCATCAGCTTGAGGAATGACCACACCAAATCCGGCTGCAATTGGCGATACTAGAAAATTAATTGCTAACGCAAGTACGCAAACATAACCGCAAAGTGGTCTCCAAGACGCTTGAAACCAGTTGCCCTTTGCATCAGCTTTTAACACTTCTATCTGCGCCATCATTATTTCTTGATGGTGTCGTTCAGATAGCGTAGCTATGTCATGAGCCAGCTTTGCTTTCTCATCAGCATCAGGAATAAACTTATCTAACAATCCTGCTACTGGGCCTATCAATGCTTGCAACATCTTACTCTCCCTTTGCTACTTGTAAGAAATCCATTACTGCCACAAGAATAGAAAACAATGTAGCTGTAGCACCGCCCATCCATTTAAACCATTTCATAACTTGATTGGCTATTGCTTCATCTGATTGTTTTTTTGCACGTTCTTCTGCGGCTCTTACTTTTTTACACTGACTTTGAAACTTTAACCAATCGTCATATAAGTTAGGTCTGCCAGCATATATCATCCATTCTCTTATCCATTCTTCTTGCTTGCGAAGTTTCTCTAACTCCATAAAGTTTTGCAGTTCTGTCTTTCTTCCTTTCTTTTTACTGCGCCTTGCAATTAAACTTTTACAATTAAAGTATGTAGCACACGATTCGCTTACGTCATAAAACTCCCTGCCATTTTGCAAGGCTGATTTAATTGTAGCAAATGCTTGGTTTGCTTGTTGTATTTCTTCAAGCACACTACTTTCTACTCATGTATGCAGTTGCCCCAAAGTACGCACCACACACACTCGCCTGTGCAATATAAAATAAACCTAAAAGGTCAGACAATGCATTAACTCTGGAGTCAGGCATTATAGGTGACATAAGGAATATAGAAAATAAAACCATAGAAGCCATAGCAACCCACGCCATTCGTTTTTGTGAATCGGCTTTTTCTTCTCTTAGTTCTAGTTCTACCAGTTGTTGATGACGTTCTATTTCTTCGTCTGTTACTGTGCCATCTTGGTCTAAATCGTACTTTGCGTACTTACTGGTTATTTGTAATTGTTTTGGCATATCCATCTACCTCAACTTTGTTAGGGTCAACAAAGGCTGGTCTACAAAACGCTAATGCTGGCTTATAGTTTTCCTCTCGTTTAGTTAAAACTCTTGCTATGTGTACGCATTGTTTTTGATTAATAAAATAATTAGCCACACGCTCACTATCATCAGGCGTTAGCTGCACAATCAAAGCAAAGACGATAATCTCCATTCACTCTATTTCTATCCATTCTTTTGCAGACTCATCCCATTGATAAAGTTTGTCATCATCAGGCATGGGGGTGGGTGGTTCCCACAAACAAGTTTCTTCGTTTAGCGTCCAGCTTGTGAAAGGTTTAGGCGCATAAAAAGCATCTCGCCCAGTGTCGTATGTATATCCAACACCAGCAAAGTTTTTTCTTAATCCATCTTCACCTGATAGTTCATTAGAGTTAGGTTTGTAATGAACACCCCCTCTCGTGTTATAAGATGTTTGCACCCACTTAACACCCGTTTCTTTTGGCAAAGAATTTATAAAGTCTTGTTCAGCAACAATAACTTCAAGAACTTTTCTGCTTTTAACTTTTGCAAAATGACTCATGTGCTGTAAGTTCCGCTGCTATTAAATGTATGATAAGTATAACCACCAGACGATGTTACTGTGCCACCACTTCCTATTTGTGCGCCTTCATATCGAAGAATAACAATTCCTGACCCACCGGCTACACCAGCCCCACCTCTTGCTGTACCCCCACCTCCAGTATTTGCAGTCCCTCCTCCACCAGACCCAGCATTAGAGTCTAGCCCACCATTTGCAGAACCATCAGCACCGCCACCTCCTGCATAAAACGCACCCAAAGACTTCCAATTAATTCCGTTTCCTCCAGCCCCTGCTGAATAACTTACGGATGTCTGTCCAGCTTGACCAGCACCACCGCCACCGCCACCACCAAAAAATGCTCCTGCTGGATTTTGACCGCTTCCACCATTGTTTCCCTGACCCGATGTGCCCAGCCCTCCAGCCCCTCCGTTTCCTCCAGAGCCGCCCCCCGAACCGCCATCTCGCCCTTCACTTACAGAATCTTGGCTAAAAGAATAACCACCCCCACCACCGCCTCCGACAGTAGTAACATTAGTTATTTCGGATGCTTCTAACTTAGATGTCGTGCCATCTGAACCTGTCGAATTTCCACTGTTTTTTGCACCCCCTGCCCCAACGGTAACAGTAATGTTAAATCCTGACGCAATGCCTTCTAAAGTGTTTTGCAAAAGACCGCCACCGCCACCGCCGCCTCCTTGAAACTGTCCGCCACAACCACCGCCCCCAGCCACAACAAGATATTCAATGTTATAGCCCGATGCCCCACCACCTCTGGGAATAGACGAAAAAATTGATGCGTTAAAGTGGGCGAGTGTCATGCGATTAATGCAAAAATGTTAGATGCAGTCGTTGACGTAGACTTAACCCTCGTCACACCGCAGATAAAATAAAAATTATCAGGCACAGGAACAGTAATTGTGTCACCGTTTTTGGTAATAACAACAATGTTTCCAGCCGTCCCGATGTACAGCCCAATCGCTGTATTTCCTGTTCCTACGTTGTCTGAACCGTCACTAGGGGTAACGGATACCCATGTGCTTACGGCACCGTTTAAACTAGCTCCTACGCCCTCATACGGATTACTCATTTCGTGGACTCCCTTCGTAAAATCAATAAAACTTCTTTAACGTCTAATTTGGTTTCTCTCGTAACCTCTTCGATTCGCTCAGTCTTACTAGCAAGACGGATAACTTCGTCTTCTAATGTGTCTATTTTTTCCTCATGCTTCTCAAGCGTTTTGTGGTTTCTGTCAATGTCATCTGTGTTACTTTCTGCCGTTGCACTTAAAGTCGCATAACTAAAGATTGTTGCTGCTGCTACCGTTGCAACAGGAAGTACATTGGTTAACATTTTCATATCCATTACTTCGCCACCCATCCTGTGTTAGATGCTCCAGATTCTTTAACGTACAAACACGTATTAGACCCACCATTATTCCTGTGCCATACACTACCAATACCAGCAACTACGACTGATTCTGGCGTACCAGCACCAGAGCCTTCATAGAATATTGGAAACAACGTAAAGTCTAGTTGCGTAATATTGTCAGTGCGATAGTTATCTTTGACTATACCTGTGCTTGCGTAAGTCTCTGCCGTAGCACTTTGAGCTATCCAATACGTTTTATAACTGCTACCGACTACGTTGGTAATTGTTAAACCTTGCACCTGATAAAAAGAAATAACCCCTCGATTAGATGATGTATCACCCGACCCTTTTGTGTCGTAAGTCTTGATGTTGTCGATGATTACTCCGACAGAATCCTGTGCGTACACGCCAGCCTGATAGGTTTCATAAAACATACAATTAGCGACAGTAATAGAACGGCTATCAAATATCTCTACCCCATAACTTTTAGCTTGTTTGACAGTAAGATTGTTTAAAATAATATTGCCTGTTCTATGTAGCTCTACTGCATCAATCTCATTGGTATCGGTTAAGAAATTATTGACGTTGATATCGTGTAAACAATACCTCACAACTGGCGTACCACCTGAGTTGCCCACAGGCGCATCTTCAGAAATAAATTTAATGTTGTTTCCGCTGAGAGAATAAATTGGGAATGAACCGTTAAACCCTGCGGCTGATGCACCATCAATATTTATCCAGCCATCAGCAGTAAATAACGTGCCGCTTACTGCTTCACCTAAATCAACTGTTACCATTCGCACCGTAACATTGGCTGTACCAGTTGGCGCAACATTTATTGTTTCATCCGCTGCGGTAACATTAGCCGCTGCCCTAGTCCAACTCAATGTGTTTTCTGCGCGTAACCCATACCCACAGTTAATAGCTTTACAGTTTGCTAGTGATGAATTTCTCTGTGGAGCGTGTAACCTGAAACCCATGTTTGAGCAATTTAATGCTTCGCAGTTTGTAACTAGCGCACCAGCGTTATAAGCAAACGTAAAACCATTACCAAATGAATTACCATTGGCTGTGCAGTTAGTCATTTTTAACTGTGGTGCAAGACAGTAAAACCCGTTGTCATAATTCCAATCGTGCGCCTCACATCCATCCATAACAACATTAGACGAGCCGATGTAATAACCTGTTGCACTAGCGTTAACTGCATTATCCGTGAGCATCGTGTAGTCACAAGCGATAGACATTCCTCTGGGTGTTCCAGTGTTGCCGTTAGCATTCCAGCTATCAGCGTTAAATACAGTGCAATTCTCAATTCTGTTTTGTTCAAGATTAGTAAAACCTGTTCGCGTTCCATCGAATACAAACCCAGACCAACCATCTTTAAAGTAACAATTCTTTATTTGACTTCGGCTAGAGTATTTAAAATAAATACCACCAATACCTTTATTAGTAGTTGTTACCGCACCATCTGCTACGGCTGTTGACCGCTTACCATGAAAGCCAATATTCTCAACTATCATCGAATCGTTGCCGCTTGCTGCATTATCTTGATAGGCTTGGTTAATCAAGATAGACGTATTCAATGTTGTAAGTGTTACTGCTGCGTCATCACCACCTTCTTTTAAAATAGATGCTTCAACACCATCGCCAAAAAAATGTGTGGATGATTTAATTCTCAGGCTAGTGTCAATTCGATACGTTCCTGCTGGAAGATATACACGCCCTGCTTGGTCTAGTGCTAATTGAATAGCAGCACTATCATCAGTCGTACCGTTTCCTACCGCACCAAAATCTTTAACATTAGCTGGTGCGCCAAAAATCATTCTGTTATGCGCTTCGGTTAGTGCCATAACTAGCTTCCCAAGGTTGGTTTCTTGTCTGGAAAATCAGCGGTGCTGGGCCAATTTCTTAACTCTTGACGATATGTTTTCAGCTTATCTTTGTCTGGATAATCGTCTACAAGATAAAGCGTATCCGTTCTATCAAGTTCAGTATTTCTCCACATCTTTGCTTCTTGTTGTTCTTGTTCTGCAAGCTCTTTTGACGAAAGTGTTAAAGGTTCAACTTTTTCAATAACCTTATCTGGATAAATCTTTTTAAAAAAATCAAGCTCACCAAGAGCAGCCGGATTAATTACTGTCCCATTACTTTCTTTAATTACATATGCTGTCATATTTATCTCCTTACGTTACCGTCAAATACATAACAACAATTAAACCATTGCCACCAGAGCCACCACAGCCAACAATTGAATTGTTAATTGCTGCTCTAATTGAACCTCCTCCACCTCCAATTCCACCGTTTCCTCCTGCCATTTGTTGATTATAAGAAGCAGAAAAAACTCCACCTCCACCAGACAGAAAACCGCCTTGCAATGGCCCGTCCAACCCTGATGCCGCAACGCTAGAGTACCCACTGTAATTTCTACCTCTTGGCCCACCTCCACCTAACACTCCATATGACCAGCCCATAAACGGAGACTGAGCGTCACTTGCTCCACCTCCATAATATCCAGCCATATTGTATGTGGAGGTAGAAGCACCACCATCACCAGCATCGCCTGTTCCATAAACGCCTACAGAACCACCGCCTCCACCGTCAAAGCCTCCAGCCCCACCAGCATTATTTACATCACCACCAGAAGCCGTGCCGCCTGTACCACCAGCCGAACCTTGACCGCCCTGCCCACCATTTGCCGTTAACGATGATGAGCCATCAGTAGCCGTAGTGTTTCCTCCTGCTAAAGCAGACGAATTATAATTACCATTGCCTCCTCCACCGACTACAAATGTCCAGTTTGTGCTTGTACTTATAGTGACAGCTTTTCTGGAATATCCTCCACCGCCTCCAGCACCCCTACCATTATTTCCAAAGCCACTGCCTCCGCCACCTCCTCCGATACAGTGTATAATCGCTGTACCATTTAATGGGGGTGTCCATGTCTGCGATACCGTTATTGGTATTGTTGGTGGTGGTGTTGAATTAGTTGCTCCTAAAACTGCCATTATTTAATCCTCACAACGATGCCCAACCGATAGTGTCATCCACATAAACTAACTGGACGGCATTACCAGACGGCAATGTTCCGTCCGATGCTGCTGAATCGATTGGGCTAGAATTTCTTGCAACTGTAACCGTAGCTGCTCCAACATTTTTAATAATTACTGTATTGCCAACATTACCGCCAGCAACATTGGCTGTAGGTAACGTGACCGTAAAAGGTGTTGATGCGTGATTGCAGATAATCTGGTCTTTATGGACTAATTGATAGGTTGTGGTTTTAACAGCCCATTCGTTATATGCACCACCTACGGTAGCAAATCCAAGCGTCCCAGACCCATCCGTAGTTTGTAAAACCTGACCACTTGAGCCAACCGCTGCTGGTAGCGTCAATGTATAAGATGTAGTCGTTGCAGCGGCTTGTAATGCTGCGTACTGTCCTCCAGATGAATCTTGGAGTCTTAGGTCACCTTGGGCCGTAATGTCCACCTGACCTGATGTAACTGCTGTAAATGACGGTGATGCATCTACATTAACTGTTACATTCCCTGACGTACCACCACCATTAAGATTAGTGCCAGCCGTAACGCCTGATATACCTTCAAGGGTTGTAACATTTCCGATAAACTTTCTAACTTCAATACCAGAATTTAAGGGTGGTGCTTCAGTAAATGTTAAGGTTGTTCCAGATACAGAGTAAGTTGCTACAGCTTGCATTACGCCATCAATTGAAATTTGCAAAAACTCTTTAGCCGTAATCGTGTCAGTCAATGTAAACGCTGTTGTTGAACCATTGCCTGTAAACGTATCAATGTTTAAAACTGTAAACGTGCTATTTGCCCCAGAATAGGCAACCGCTTCTACAGCACCAGTTGATGTAAAGCCAGCCAACTTACCAGCCCTATCTGCTGCTTTAGGCAACTCCATACTAATTGTATTTATATCAGCAAGTGGTCTTCTTATAGACCGTTGCCCATTTGTCTGTTCTTCCTGTAACGCTATGTATAGTTTGTCAAAGTCACCATTTACATCTAATGCTAAAAAGTCACCACTGTTTTGATAGTTGGTTGTTCTAGCAATCGGCATATCTAAATAAATAGAAATAACATCGCCAGTTGTTGCACCCACTACAAGCGTTACATTACCGCCATAGCTTCCTATTCCAGATAGTGTATAATCATTACTACCACCTAGCGTTAGCGTTGTACCATTCTTTAATACAACAATGTCTGACTCAGCTAGAGCAGTAAACGTATAGGCAAAGACCGTCTGACCGCTAGTAGCAGTGTAGTCGTTCCTTGTAGTTGCGGCTGTAACTGTCATGTTATTACCTCAATTATCTTGATTATATCACTCATATTTCTCTAAAGTCTTCAAAAACTTCTCGTTGGCTTTAGTCGTTAATCTAAATATTTGCTGGTCTATACGTGCCAATGCATCACGTTTTTGGTTAGCTGACATGGTTAAATGTTCGTAAATTTTGTTGCGCCTTTGATTTAACGATTTAAGCTGCTTGCGTGTTGCAAGGATTGTCCTATGCGTTCTGAACATAATTATGTTTTTTTCTTTAAACGCTTTTCGTTTTTTAGGTGTGGTTAATTTTGCATAGCCGCTTTTAAATTGTTGCGCTTCTTTCGCTAAATCGTAAAACTCTGTTGTAGCATTTGCCCTGTTGCCCGTAGGGTCTGACATTGTAAA